TATTACATCAACTAAAAGAAGAAGGAAAACGCATACATGACTAATCTTGTTGAAGTAACTGGTGGTAATAAATTTCAAAGAGATATTGCACATAAGACAATAGCTTTTATGATTAAGAAACTAATGCCTCGTATGAAAACTCTTGATATTGAGTTGAACATATGTGATATTAAATCTGATGCTGTTGGTTACGCAATGATGACTGATAACAATAGAACATTTGAACTTGAAATTGATAAGAAAATTAATTTACAAAATTTAGTTACTACTATTTGCCATGAGATGATCCATGTTAAACAGTATGCACGCAATGAGATTAATGGTGTTGATCTATGCTGGAAAGGTAGAAACATTCCAAAAGATACTGACTATTGGAACTTACCTTGGGAAAAAGAAGCATATCGTTTACAAAAGAGGTATGCTGATGAAATTTGGGAGTCTGATTTATTATAAATATAGTGGATAACACAATAATAGGAATGATATGCAATGCTCAGTTTCAAGAGGTTTTTAATGGAAGGTTATGTCCCACTTTCAGCAGATCAACTTTTAAAGCCTGGACGAGAAGGAAGGGCAACTACTTTAATTAAAAAAATTCAAGATGGCGATCCATTTCTATTGTACAAGGATAATGCTAAAACAGTCGTTCTTAAAAAAGGCGACTCATTGAATATGTATAAAAAAGCACTTGATGCAGGCGATAAGAAAACTATGAATGCCATAGGGTTTCCAGCCTCTGATGGTAACGAATATACGCTTAAAGATCTAGCTAAATCACCCGAGTTTGGTGGTAAAGGTTCTGGTTCTGGTACAAAGGGCGAAGATGCCGCTTTAAGTGACCTTAAAGATAAGTACATGAAAATCTTAGAAAAAGAATCTGTACCTTTCATCTATGTTAAAATTGGTAAAAGAACTGAAAAGGTTGGAGGTCTTGAATCTACACCTGGTGTTCCTAAATCTGATTTTCATATGTTGGATCCAGAAAAGAATGAAGTCTTTTGGATCTCTCATAAGCTAGGTAGTAAAGCAAATGACTTTCAGCAGTATGGTGGAATGCCAGAGCTTAAATTTGCTAACTCAAAAGATATGCTTAAGTTTGTAGATGACGTAAAGAAAGAACTTAAGAATTTGACTGGCGGATCACTACCAATTCTTCCGCCTAAGACAGCGTTTGCTAGACCAGTTAAAGATAAGAAAATCATAATGATGACTTTGTTTGGTAAGCAATATAAAAATAAACCAGATGGTAGACAAAATATTGATGTATTATACCAAGGGCCTATGAACTTTAAGCGTTTAAGCATGAAAGATGGTATTCCAGTCTATACAATTACATCAAATCATACAGAATTACATGGCTCAATGCCTAAACTAGACTATGTACCATACTACTATGTAAGACCTGAGCAAGCAAAAAACCAATTTGGTATTAAGGCTGCTAGATTCTTTATTGTAGCCAAACTTACAGCCATCAAAAATAGAAACACTAAGGTAATATAATGCTAAAAAGCTTTTCAGCTCACGTTCTTACAGAACAAAAAAATACACATATGATGCACTTGGAAGACCAAGTTATCTATGGTGGAGTTAAAGGTGCAAGGGATGCAATTCTTGCATTACGTTCTTTACGTGATATGTTAGCTGGTAACGCAAGTAAGTCTGTAGACGTTACTGTAAAGTGGGATGGAGCACCGGCAGTGTTTGCTGGTAAAGATCCAACTGATGGTCAATTCTTTGTAGCTAAAAAAGGTGTCTTTAATAAAGATCCAAAGGTATATAAGTCACATGCTGATATCGATGCAGATACATCAGGAGATTTATCTGATAAATTAAAAGCTGCTTTTGATGCTTTGAAATCTGCTAACATCAAAGATGTTATTCAGGGAGATATTATGTTTGTCAAAAGCGATCTAAAAAAGGATAAGATCGATGGACAAGAATATGTCACCTTCCACCCGAATACGATTGTTTATGCTGTGCCTGCGGGAACACCAATGGCGAAGGAAATTAGCAAAGCGAAAATTGGAATCGTCTGGCATACGACCTACAAAGGAAAAACCTTCGAAGACATGAAAGCTTCGTTCTCTGTAGATATGAAACAGTTGAATGGTGCTAAAGGTATGTGGGCTCAAGATGCTACGCTTAGAGATTTATCTGGTACAGTAACTCTTACAAAGAAAGATACTGAAGAAGTTACAAAAGCACTAAGTGTTGCTGGTACTATTTTCAGAAAGATAGCTTCTTCTACTCTACGGCAAATAGAACAAAATCAAGATATTGCTAAGATCATTGAGACACATAATAACTCTTATGTTCGTAAAGGACAAAAGGTAGTTAATACAACTAAGCATGTTACATCATTGATCAAATATATTAATGATAAATATGGTAAGGAAATAGATAAAAGGTCTAGTGAAAAAGGTAAACAGGTTCAGATTGCTAAACGAGATGATCTGCTAAAATTCTTTTCACCGGCCAATAAAGCTAACCTAAAACTTATTTTTGATTTACAAAATGCTATTGTAGATGGGAAATTAAAACTTATAAATAAACTTAATAGACTAAGTAAAATGAATACGTTTATTAAAAAGAAAAATGGCTACGAAGTAACTGGTGTTGAAGGTTATGTGGCTATTGATAAATTGAAAGGTGGAGCAGTAAAGTTAGTAGATAGAATGGAATTCTCTTCTAACAACTTCTCACCGGACGTGATTAAAGGCTGGGACACAGTGTCCCGATCCTAATGGAAAGAGCGGAAATGGTAAAGTTTAAACAGTTTGTTGAAATATACGAAGAGACTTCATTAGATGAAGCACTCAACGTTCAACAACGTATGAAATTAAAACAATCCTTGCGTAGAAACAAAGCTAAGATCCAATTGGGTCGAAGACGTGCTGCGCGTAAGATGGCATCCGCAGAAGTTCTTAAAGGTCGGGCTCATAAACAAGCTAAAAATCTAATTGTTAAGAAAATTCTGAAGAATAAGCAAAAAGGTGACTTATCTTACGGTTCAAGGGTTAACTTAGAAAAACAAGTAGCAAAGCGCAAAGGTGCTATTCTACGTTTGGCTAAGAAACTTCTTCCCAAAGTAAGACAAAAGGACCGCACTAAGCTTCAAAATAAGGGGAAGTAGAGTGCAGTTCAAGTCATTTACACAATACGTCACTGAAGAAACTAAAGACCTAACTGTTGCTTGGGGTAGATATAATCCTCCAACAATTGGTCATGAAAAGCTATTTGCTGCTGTAAATAAGGTAGCTTCTGGTAACAGTTTTAGAATATACGCATCTCAAACAAATAAGCCAAAGACAGATCCCTTGGACTATAAGACCAAGGTTAAGTATCTCCGTAAAATGTTTCCAAGATATGCACGGTCAATTATGTATGCACCTAAGGTTCGTACTCTATTTGATCTGCTTACAACATGTTATGATGAAGGCTTTACAAGATTAACAATTGTTGCTGGTTCTGATCGTGTGAAAGAATACGAAGTACTTGCAAACAAATATAATAATAGAAAAGGCCGCCATGGTTTTTATAATTTTGATGGTGGTATTAATGTAGTATCAGCTGGTCAAAGAGATCCAGATGGTGAAGGCGCTTCTGGTATGTCAGCCTCTAAACTTAGAGCAGCTGCAGCTGATAACGACTTTCAAGCGTTTTCAAATGGAATGCCAAAAGGATTCAAAGATGCTCAAAAGCTTTTCAATGATGTTCGTAAAGGCATGGGTCTTAAAGAATCATACGACTATCGTTCACATATTCAATTAGAGTCAGTATCCAAAAAAAGAGAAGAGTATGTAAATGGAGAACTCTATAAAGAAGGTGATCTGGTTGTTGTAAAAGAAAATGATCAAATTGGTACTGTCCTTTTTTGCGGCTCTAACTATGTATTAGTAGAAATGAATGGTGGTAAATACCGTAAATGGATTAATGATATCGAACGTCTGCCTGATGCTATGCAAGTAGAAGGTAAAGAAGATCCAGATATTGGTGATAAGAAAGGCTCACAACCTGCAATATATCACAAAGGACTGAAAAAATCTACAAAGCAAAAAAGAGATGCTCAGTTCAGAAAACAAGCTAAAATGGATGATGACGATCCTTCTGCATATAAGCCAGCACCTGGTGATAAAGAAGCAAAAACAAAACCATCTAAGCACACTAAGAAATTTAAGCAAATGTATGGTGAACAACAAGTTGACCGTGCTAAAGATAAAATTGAACGAGAAAAGAAACGTGATGCTGATAAACATGATCGCATGTTAGATCGTGCACGTATTCGTGACACACTTAAAAAGAATAGGGAAACTAATGCAAAGTCTTAAACAGTATATCTCAGAAAATGCTACAGCTGGCCTGAAGAAAAAAGCTGAAAAATCAGGTATGCCAATTGGTATATTGCGTAAAGTCTATAATCGTGGTATGGCAGCTTGGAAAACAGGTCATCGTCCAGGAACTACTCCACAACAATGGGGTATGGCAAGAGTAAATTCATTTGTAACAAAATCCTCTGGAACATGGGGTAAGGCAGATAAAGATCTTGCCGCTAAAGTAAGGGGAAGCTAATGAAATCGTTTTTTAAGTTAACAGAAGAGCTCAATGAAGCAAAAGATGAGTTCAAACCACATAAGATGTATGATCCAGAAACTGGTAAAGCATATGATGCTGATACAGAAGCTGATCATCTAAAGTATAAAAAAATGGGTTACACCCATGAAAAGCCAGAAGTCAAAGAAGGTTTCTCACCAAAAGAAATCAAGATGGCTATTGGTATCGCATCTGATCCACGTTATAAAGGTGGTAATATGACGGGTGCTGTAAGAGCTATTGATAAGATCAAAAAAGGTCTATCTGGTCATAAGCAAGTCATGGCAGTTCTTAAACGTCAGAATGAAGATATCGAAGAAGCTATGAGCCCAAAAGAAAAGGCGGCACATGATAAAGCTATGGCTGACTTTAAGAAGCGTGGTGGTAAGATTAAAAAACTTAAGCCAGGATATGCTCAAGGTTGGACTGGTAAAGATGATTTTGGTACTGGTCAAAAAGGCATGCTTAGTAAATCTGATACTAGCAAATTTGGTACTAAGAAAAGAGTTAAATCTATGCGGGCTCATGTTGAAAATACAGAGCTTGATGAGAAAGTCTATTCAAAACCAGCTAAACTAGATCCTGCAATTGCTAAAGATCCTAAAGTAAAG